GTTTATAACGATTAGATAACGTTAATATCTTCGAGGTCATCGATATGGTCATCGATAGTGCGCTCTTCGTACTCTGTATTAAGCCCCATAGTGTTTGCCTAATGCTGTAAATGAGCCATCCTTATTAACTGGCACCAGGGTCGGTGTCAGGGTCTTGCCCGTGACTTCTAGTATAGCAAACCCCATCTGCCAATTCGCTGCAGAATAGCGTAAATAAGAGGCTTTTTGTCGGTTCATTAGGTTTCCTACCTCTAGACCATATAAGGGCCTGTAATGGCTTCCTACGGCCTCTGAATAGGCACTCATGCCCAACCTATGGGTGTGGCCACAAATGACCGATTTACCCCATTTTTTAGCCAAGTTTAAAGCTGTGATACCTGCGTGCTGACTGATATTGCCTTCATCGCCATGAGCCATAACCCAATTTGTGCCAGGTATTTCATAAGGTTGCTTTGAGTAAGTTATTCCAAGTCCTGCAAAATCCATAAACTTTGCATACTGCAATTCTGGCAGGCTAATTAGCCCTGGCACTTTTAGTAAAGTGCTATAAAGGCGATCGCTATGATTGCTGCGCTGTACAATACATTCTTTGCTGTACTCACTGAGATCCCACAATATCGATTTAGTAAGTTCACGATCAGCGTGGATAGTTTGCTCATAAGCCAAAGGTGTTTTTTCAGCCCACCGGCTAATGGTTTGAAAATCAATTTCATCTCCAACCACCAATACAGAATCAAATTTCTCCCGTCTTGCTAACTTGATAACGTTCTTTACAGCTGCTTCGTGATGAAACGGCACCTGCAGATCGCTGATTACCAGGTAGCGCTTAATCTTCATCCTCTTCAAAATCATCAAGTGGATTCTTTATGGGATCTTTACTATCTATGATCCAATCTGGATAACTTGACCTATCCATCGCAAACGCTAAAGCTGTGCCTTCATCCATTCCAGATTTACGGCAGGCCATATAAACCTCATTAGCTGCTATTGCCCAAAAATCTAATTTTGTAAGTACAGGCTCTTTAGTAGTCCTGCGTCTACGTGCAATCTTCTTCTTAGGTTTGCGTTTAGTAGCCATATTAAAATTATGACTTACTAATTAAAACAAAGAGATCATCGACACGCTTTTCTAGTCGTGAACTTCTTTGATCAATTCTATCAACGGCATCTTTTATCGAGCTACCAGAATTCGGGCGTAACTCATTTAACCAGCCTCTAACTAAAAAACGTAATCCTACTAGCCCGCCTGATAGCACGGCCATAACGCCAGCGCCAAAGCCAGCCCACTCTGTGGGTGTCATGCTTCATTAGCACCGATGCCATAAGCATTATCGGATTTATCTAAAGCCCTAGCTGCTGGACCTGCTAAAGCTGCAACAATTACAGACACTGCAGGTTCTAAACCTAATTCATTACTTGCTAAAAATGTTAGTAGTGATACAAGCACACCTCTAAAATATGATTTTAGTATTGTCTTTTGCTTCTTGCTTATTTTCATATCTTGCCTCCTATTAGTGGTATATCGAATGGCGTGCCATTCAGATCGCCTAGTGTTGTAAAGCTAATATGGATATGGCGCTTGTGCGGATTAATGCCTTTGTACTTACGCCATTTCCAATTTAATATCTTCGAGCATATTCGCCCGTTATAGATGACGTATGATATGCGTTTATCTTGTTTGGCTGCGATTCTGATCTGGTCAGCCAGATAAGGTGCGAGGCTATCGGATGACTCCAACCTAGAATTAAGATCAAGACCTCTAACCCACCCAAACTGGTCTGGATTATGATCCGATTTTCTGGCGGAATGACGACTATCGCCCAACCATCCTTCTGGACTTTTAGTACACCTATCTGGAAACCAGGTATCAATTTGATCTCTTAACTGCACACCAGCTGCACATAACTTAGGTTGCATTAAGTTTTAGTTAGGTTTTTTAGGCAAAACTACATCATCTGCTGAATCAAAACTATCTGGCAAGTCTCTTAATGCTTGACGATAAGTTGCCCAGGCAGATTTAGTAACTGGACTATCTTCTAACTGTGTCCAGTCAGTTTGATTTAATTCTTGACTACGCCATAATCTAATTTGTTCCCATTTCTGAGAATCAGTTGCATCTGGATAATTTGGATTGAATAGGAATTGTGTCATTTTATGCCGCCTCGTAAGATATTTGGAATGAGATTCTATCGCCTGTGGCCCAGGTAAATGGTAAAGAAGATGTAATACCAAAAAATTGTGTATAAGCAGTTGCAGCACCTACATAGTAAACAGTCATTGCTGTAGTTGATGTCATTAAAGCGTAACCCATAAAACCACCAGTACCAGCATCATCAAAATTAGCAGTTGTATTTTCATACGCATTTTTAGCGGTTACTGGCAAAGTAATGGTTGGGCTACCAGAAATAGAAGTAGTCGAGCCAAACTGTATAGACCAAAAGAAATTAACAAACTTGCCTGATTGTGCATATCTGGAAACTACTGTTCCGTTTCCAATTGTTAAATTTGTATAACTTGGTGACCAGTCTGCATAAGTCAGACCACCACCACCAACAGATACCCAAGCTGATCCACTGTAATACTCAACACTATTAGTGTCTTTTAAATAAGACATATTGCCTTCTTGTGGTGAGGTTACGGCTGCAGTTCTAGCTGCTGCATCGGCAAACACCCAAGTACCTTGCATTAAATAACCATCGACATCACCAGCGGTTAATACCTCGCCAGTAACAAAGTCTTTAAATCCTAATCCTGCTGCCATTATTTCTCCTTAGTAACTGAGCACATTATAGTCTAAAGTGCCGTAGATATTGTTATTTAGAATCAGTGCATCGATGACTGGTTCAAGGGTCGTAAAGAAGACCCTAAAGCTGTTAGGCGTAATTGTGGTGGCTACCCCAAAAATCTGCAAAGTGTTATCTAAAGTAGATCCGCCTGGCTGGGTAGTTACGATTCTAATTGGGTCAAAGAAGTCCAACTCTAAGGCTGCAATAATGCCTGCGTTGTAATTTGACGTATACAAGTCCAATTCGATGCCATCGCATCTCACCTGTGTTTCGCATCTTGAAGCGACATAAGCCTGAGCATAATCTAAGGCCACAGCATCGGTTTGCATTAGAAGATCCTGCAGGTTATATGAGTGGATAAAGTATTTGTCGATAGAAGGCTGATTGATGGCTGTTTGTGGTGAGCCACCCGCACGGCTGATCTGAGCTGAATTAAAGATTAAAGAATCATCTAGTTTCCATATTGCATTAGCGTAAGATATTCCTGTGCCATCATCGTTAAAAGTAGTTACTGCGCCAGCTATTGAGCCAGCGGTTACAGCTCTATCTTGAAATACAAAGGATCCATCGGTATCTACATATAGTGCGCCATATTCACTTTCTGAGCAGGTAAACATAGCCCCTAAAGAAGTACGTGCAGTACCTGGGTCTGCCTGTAATGTAGTTAGTCCAGCATCAATATCACGCATACTTGCTGGCCAGTCGATTTGATTTAAAATCTGGTTAATTCTTGTGCCTGATAAATCGCCAGCACTAGCACCTGTTACTGTTGAAATTTGAGCATTTTGCGCAAGTCTAAACGCATCTACAGCTTGTATAGTTGTATAGGCAACCTCTGTAGCATCTTTTGGCTGAGTATTAACATAAGATGTAATAAAGCCTGAAAATATACTGTAGGTAGTTCCAGCATAGGTAGCACTTATTTGTACCTTTTTCATAGGTGTTAAATATGTGTAATAAGGACCAGAAGGATTGGTTGGGTTAAAATCGCCATTTTGATCTACTATGCGTAAAGTAAGTTGGCCTGTTTGAAATTGATCGGCTAAAGCGTTACGACCTCGGTTAGTTTGTATGTAGTTAATTTGATCTGATACATCAACAATTACAGCTGTAGAATCAGCTAATACGTTTGTACCCAATATGCCTGAATTTAATATAAGAGCCTGAGCAAAGGCAGGACCAGTCGAGAAATTTATTATGGCATTGATTGTTGGTACAGCCATTAGGTACCGCCAGATAGACCGCCTGCAGGTGTAGTGCCACGGCCTTGCTTATTGATTTGTAATATTGTGTTTTGAATTGTGTCGGCTAATGACTGTTCTGTTATTACTGAACCAGCCACGTTTACAATTACATCTCCCCGCTCACCTGCTCTGTATGCTTGATAGTCTGCAGCCATGGTCATAGATGGTGCTGGTATGTATCCGCCACCACTGCTAGGTACATTAGTCATTGATGTTGCATCGCCACGCTCGCCTGCTCGATAGGTTGCCCAATCTGCAAAATATAAAGCTGCATTGGCTGCTTGGTTCATAGATTGAGCTAGCAAGTCTGTTTGATTAGTAAGTTTAATATCTGCTAGATACTGTTGAGCCTTGGCTGCGTTGCCATCTAGGATTGCTAATTTTTCGGCAATACGTAAGCGAGTCTCTTCATCGGTTGCCTGGTTAAGTGCCAGCATCAAACCAATACGCTCTGTGTCGTATTTTTTCTTCAAATCTTCTAGGGCATTCTTTTCCTTTATTAAATTGTTCTCAGTTGCACGTAATTTATTTAATGCAATAATTCTTTTTTGCTCAGTTATTCTTGCTAATTCTGCAGATGATCCAGCCTGGCCAAATGGGGTGCCGCCTTGATTACCTAAGCCATAATCTCTACTTGCTAGACCTGCAACCCCAGTAATACCGATATAACCCATGACACCAGTAACGATGGTTGGGTTTCTAGTCAATAAAGCAGCGGCTAAAATACCTGCCTTAAATGTAGGGCTATTAGCCAATTCGTTAAACTTGCTAATCATTTTTGCAATTTCACTTATAGCCGCACTTGTGTTGGTTGCTAGATTTTCCATACTTTTAGCAAGATTGCCTATGCTTTTATCTTTACTTAATTCAGTCAAAGCATCTACTAAACCTTCGCCTATGATCTCAGTAGCGTTAGAAGTTGCTACCTGCAA